GCTGCAGGATTTGACGAATTGAGGTCATCAATGTATTTAGTACCTGTTAAATCCTCTAAAGCCATATATTACTCCTTATGCTGATGCAGCAGTTACTGTTACTGTTACCTGTAGTGTATCTCCAGATATAACTGCACGAGAAGAACTAAAGTCAACTACACCATATAGAGTACCTGCTGTTCCTGTTGCTGCTGTGTTTAAAAATGCACCTGCTATTGTAGCTGTGCCTGTCACTGAAAAGTCTACGCTTGTTCCATTAGTCATACTACCTGAACTAGCTGCACCTTCTGTCCATTCCTTTCTATTACCTGAGTAGTCAGCATTCTCTGTCCAGCTTGAGTGTGATGCCATAGTGTCTGCAGCTAATGGCGTACCTGCACCCTTCAGTCCAATGTACCAAGTTGTTACTTGTGTACTGGCATGAAACTGTGTATCAAGAATATGATTTAAACCCGCAGTTGTTATTAGGTTCTTTCTATCCTCTTCCCACTTTATATTTCCGTCTTTATCTAGGCAAGTAACTTTCCAATAGTTAGCCAGCCCTAAATTTACATTATCTAATGTATTCATGTTTTCTCCTTTAGAGTTATTATTATTCGTCTGGGTCACTTACCTTTGTCCAAGTAGTACCAGTGTCTTCTGCTTCATCATTCCACAAGAAGTTGTTGATTGAAGTAGTACCAGTAGTTGCTGAGAAACTAGCACTCTCTTCAAAATTTATGTTGTTCTTTATGTTTAAGTCTTCCATATCTAGTGTTGCTGATACAGGTATCTGTATATTACCAGTAGCTATAGCCCCTGACTGTAATGCTATAGTAGCGTCTGCTATCTTTTCAACATCCTCTTCATTTAACTTAGAGAATATAGTCTGTGTCATATTTGCAGTTACAGCTTGTATTAGAGAAGGAGCATATCCCCAGCTACCTGATGTGGTTGTCCATGTTTCTATCTCAAGGTCCCAAGTAGTTGTTCCTGCTAATGGTATGTTTACTGTCGTACCTAATATTATTGAGCTGATATATATTAAGTTTCCAACAGAACTATCACCTTGTGTCGAACTGAATGTAACACCATTAACATATATAGTATTTGCTGCTGATGGTATCTCGCTTTCCATTGCAAGTATAGCAGTACCATCTAATAAGAACCCTACAGTAGGTACATTAATATTACTACTAAGGTCTAGGTTTGCTGTCCTTGATACACCTATACTTGGAACATATCCCCAAGCCTCTTGCTGTGATGACAAACTATCCCATGTGTCTGTGTTTGTACTCCAAAAATCTAAGTGGTCTGATGGAGTACCACTCTGCATATTAAATTCAGCAGTATGGGCATATGAAGAATTGAGATATGTTATAGCTACATTATCCCAAGTCTTTGTTTGTGTATCCCAGAAATACTCGTAAGACACTAGCCTTCAACTCCTGAGTATATATTCCTAACCCTCATAGCTGAACCTGAGTGTCTATCCTTATCATCTGTAAGTTGTATCTTATTGATTGCTCCACTGTAAGCAGACAACCATAATTGTATTCTCTCATCATTCTTAATAAAAGGTTCTGCCTCTAGTAGGGAACCATATAGTAATACATCAGGGGCATTGTTAGTAAGCCAGTTGTTTGTTACTGTACCTGAGGTTCCATCACCTAATGGTGTGAACTTCTCATAGAAAGCCATCTCTAATGTATATCCTGAATCTGGTACAGGTGCTAATTGTATCTCGTCACCTATTAATGTATATGCTCTTGGTACTCCTTTAGAGCTACCACCATATAATCTATCAAGCATTTCTGGTGTAATATATTCCAATGCTCTGATAGGGTCTGTGTTTAGTTGTATGTTACGCATCTGCACATAACCACCAGGTAGGTTAAAGTATCTCTGTCCTGTTGTGGTTGTCATTGTACTTCTTACTTCCATAGGTCTTATACGCAAGTCTCTATTTATCCTAGCCTCAGCTAATGTAATAAAATCTGGTATCCTGCTAGTTAAGTCTGACCTGTCTAACCAGTCGGCTACAGCATCCTTCAAACCTGTGTAAGTATTTAATGCCATTATAGTTTTCCTTTAGTTGTTCTGAATGGTGCATTAACAGGGTCATTTAACCATTCCTTCATCCTTTCTTGGTTACCCCATACTTTAGCTCTCATCATTTGTTCTACCATAACCATAGGTATTCTTGCTACTCTATGAGAGAACTGGCTATCTCCATCATACTGCTTACTACCACTACGGGCTGAGTCAAATCTAAGGAGGGCATTCTCTTCTGCTATCTTTCTTAATTCTGTGTCATCTTGAGAAGAAACAGAAGTCATGCTTCCATCTCTGTTTTCTATCAATGTGTTTTTTAATGCCATATTAGTAAAGCACCCCAGTTGCCTAGGGTGCTAAGTGGTTTAACCAGTAGTGTATCTAATCTTACCGTTAGCAGCTTCATTGCCACAACGTAGACCATACTCAACTAGAAGCATCTTCTTATCAGAGTCACCTTCTTTCGCAATATCCACTGTCTGGAAACCACGCAAGTAGTCAACAGACCACATGTCATTCTGTAGGAAGTATACTATGTCTTGGTCTGCGAAACGGTCCAACATAATGTTGAATGTTCCGAAGTCTGAAACGTATACATCTACAGCATTGTAAATTGACTTGTTGTCATCTACAACTGACTGTGTTTGAGAAGCACGTCCTGACATTGCAGTGATTAACTTCTTGTTAGTTGCACCTAGTAGGATAGTTGAAGGGTCACCTCCAGCATTCCATGTAGACTCTGCAACTGCAGTTATATCAGCCTCTACTACAGCAGCATGCGTACTTGAACTTCCTGCATCTGTAACATTAGTAGTAATGAAAGCAGCAGCTCCTTTAGTTTCACGAGCTGTTGTTGCATTACCTGCAACTGCAGCGTTGTCAGCCAATAGAGAAGTCTCCATGTCTCGCTTAAGCTCCTTAGAAGCTTTAGCAAGTTGGTGAGCCATCTCAGACTTTTTACCTGCATTATTTACTTTATCTTGTGTGCCTGTTACTTCAACTACTTTCTTAGAAATCTGTGTATAGTTTCCAAGACGAGTAGTAGCAGTAGTAGCTGCAGTACCAACTGCTGCTCCTTCAACCACTGCATTAGTGCCTGAAGCTGATGCTAATGCATCTGTCTGCCATTCGAAGTATGTATTGGACACACTACCTTTTTTTGTGATACTAGATAGAAACGGAGTATCCGTTGGACTAATATCATAAATAACGTCACTTAAATCCTCACGGATTGCCGTTGCGTCATATGTACTAAAGTTAGTAGCCATTTTTATTTTTCCTTATATTGTAGCTACAGTAAACCTATACTATAGCATATCATAAAATATGGAAGCTGCATCATCTTGATGACCAGACTTCCTTAACCTTGTACGCTTTTTCTTGGCTGCTTCATTAGCTGCCTCAGATTTAACTTTGCCTCTTCCAGACTTCTGTACCTTGGGAACTTTCTTAACCTTCTTCTTTTTAGGTGCTATCTTATCTGCAATCTTATCAAACTCCATAGCCTTCTTTATAATAAGAACACTACGGTGGTCTGCTAGTTGGTTAATTTCCTCTGGTTGAAAACCTACTGATGCAGCATACTTTTGTATATCCTGCTTTATAGTAGACTTTGCATCCTTCCACTCTGGTAAAGCTTGTACTAGTTTAGCATACTCCTGTTGGACAAAATTAGCTCTTACTTGTCTTAAGGACTGAGACTGTTCTTCTTGAATAATCTGCTGTTGTTGTGCTATATTAGTAACTCTTTCCTGAGCATCTCGGTACTCATCTTTCTTTATCATATATTGATATGGGTCTTCTTCTTTTAAAGTATTCCAATCAATATTATCAAAGTCATTAAACTTAGCTTCTTGTTGGTCTTGCAACATCTGCAAACCATTAGCGTACATCTGTCTTTCTTGGTCTAGCCTAGCACGTTCATTATAAATTGCTTCATTATGTTTTCGTTGCTCAGCCAGAACTTGGGACTTACGAGTATAGTCAGCTTGTCTTTGGTATCCACTCTTCAGTTCGTCAAGGTTAACATCATATTCTTCACCATCTACTTTGACTCTGTATGTATCTGGTACTTCCTCTTCTGTTTCCTCTTCGTCAACTTCTTCAGTTTCTTCATCTTCTACTACTTCCTCTTCGGCTTGCTCTTCTTCAGAGACCTCTTCGGTTTCGTCTTCAACTGACTCTTCTTCCTCAACTACTTCCTCGTCAACAGTAGTTTCGGTTTCCTCGTCTGTAGGTTGGTCTTCTGATTCCCACATATTAAGGATTTTATTTGCTGCATTTTCAGCAGAATCTTGTCCAGCTCTTTCTGGAATTGTGTTTACTTCTTGGTTATTCTCTGCAGAATCCATGTCTTCTCCTTCCTTTAGTTAAAATATTCTTGCCCCTTCTCGGCAAGTTGCCCTGTTTCAAGAACAGACCTTATATGTTGTTCCACTAACTCTAAAGACTTAATGGTCATATAAATCCTATCTCTCTCAGTCTCTTCACTAATATCAGTTTGTAACATTAACTGTATTAATAATTCCTTTGTCTTCTCGAATGCTTCTTTATATAGAGGGTCATTTATCAGACGCTCAGCATCCTGACCTCTTCGTATCTCACTCCCTTTCCCCATTACTTCTCCTTATGTTGGACCAATAGCAACTGGTCTTCCTTGTTCCCTCTCTAATATTAATTCTTGTTGTTTAAGTGCTAAGTCTGCTTTCTTAATCTCTAACTCTTGTGCTTTTATCTGCATATTAACTTCAGCTTCTTGTGCTTGTAACTGTAGTTCCTGTTGTTTCTGCTGTGCATCAAGCTCCATCTCTTGTTGTCTAAGTTGAGACTCAATCTGTATCTTCTGCATCTTAATCTTCAGTTCTTCTGCTTTAAGTTGTGCTTCCGCTTGTTTAGCTTGTTCTTCAGGACTAGGTCCTTGTTGTTGTGGCATAGGTTGGTCACCTGGGTCTGTAATGAAGTCATTAACATTCTTCATACCCATAGCCTTTATCTGCTCACTAACTAGATTATATACATTCTTAGGTTTAATCATCATACCTGCTGCAGGGTGCTGTGCTATCATTTGCATAGTCTGTGCTAACTGACCTAGGTGCATAAGGTTCATATCCTTATTACCAAAGCCTAGTCCTACCTGTGCAGTACAATCCATCTTCTCTTTCCATTCTGCAGGATAAAGAGTAACCCATTCATTATTTAATCTTACTAGTTTTTCTTTAGACTCAAATCTCTGTATCAGTTGGTATACATTATTTGCAAGGTCTTTCATTCCAGTCTCAGCAAACACACGGGCTATTAACTCTATTTTCTGTTGTGCTGCAGTCATTACTTGTGCAACACCAGTGGCTGTCTGATGTGACTTTAATGCCCCATCATTTAAACCCATAGAGTTCTTATTTACACCAGTTCTTTCTTCTCGGATACTATCTAAATAGCCCAACATATTGAAAGAGTTTTGGTCTAGTTGTGGTGTAGCTAAAGGACTAACAGCACCGGGAGTACGGACTCGTACAATTCCTCCGGGTCTGCTGGTCATTAGGTCATCTAAGTTAGCCTGACCCTCGACTACTTCATATCGCCCATTGTTTGTTAGATACATATTGTCTAACAAGTTACGCATTAAGGTAGTCTTAATTAGTTGAAGGTCGGAGATTAAGTCATAAATACTCAAACCGTAAAACTTATGAGGCATAGGTATAGGTGTAAGGGAGGAGAAGGGAACACTATCCACAGCCTCATTATCTAACAGTTCATCTCCGACCTTCGTTATTTTCCTTAATTCGTCAATACCATCATTATCAAAGTCTACCTTGACATAACATTCAGTAACCCAAATGCCTTCATCAATATCACCTGTAGGGTAAGAGCTATCTTGGTCAAAATCAAATCTTGCTAATCTCTCAGATTTCCATTCGGCTGCATCAGCAGAGAATGCTCTCTCTAATTTAGCCTTTGGGTAACCCTGAGAAATTAATTCAGACTTAGTCTTCTTTACTCTATGTCCTACAAAGCGTGCATCTTCAATACCCTTTGCATATTTATTAATTAAGAATTCTTCTGGTGGTACAGGCTCTATACGCACCTGACCACTCTCGTTAGTTCTTTTTATTACTATATCATGTGAAGGCGGTTGTGTGTTAGGCATCATCATACCTTCCATCTCTACTTCACCAACCCCGCCCTGTTCAGTATGCTCAATAATTTCTATATTATCATCAAGCAAAAAGGAAGTAAACTCTTCCTCTGTTAAATTCTTATATTCTTCTCGACTTACTTCTGACGTATCTTCCCAGTAATGTTTGACAATACCATTCTTCTGTAACAACGCATCCTTAAACCAACTATATATAATAGAGAAGCCGGGATTCTGCCTCATTATTACATAGTTAGTGTAGCTTGTAGCTTGTTTAGCCATCTGTACATCTTCAGGACCTTGTGGTTCAAACTGAACTACCTTATCCCCACCTGTAAATATCTTCATCAGGCTCGGCATAATCCATTCTATTACATCAGCTACATCTCTTGTGACAATCTGAGAACGACCTTCTTGTTCGTTACCGTACTTCTTTCCATAGTACCTATCTAAGGCATCAGTCCTTTGTTGGGTTAACTTACCGTCACCAAAGCCTAGAGCATTCTGTATCTCCTGCTCTACATGGGCGGATAGTTCGTCCTTCGTCATTTTTGCCATAAGCTATTTCTTTTTATTGATAGGGTATTTTGTTTCTTTGGATGTGGGCACTGCCTTCATAATTTCTTTAAGGTCTTTAATATCTTGTGCCATTTCATTAATTTTATTTACTAACCACTGTGGATTCATACTATTCTCCTATACTACCCAAGATAAATCTTGCTTAGGTAAGTCCCTTGACCAGACACTATCGTTCCCTGTGAACACTGGCTCTGTTACACATAGATACCTAAAAGCGTCACTTGCATGACTTGTCCAATCATGGACAGGCTTCTGGCTCCATATCTTCTTCTTATCATCATAACTACTTCTATATTGTAGTAATGCTTCTAAGCCCTTCTTGGTCTTGTGCTCATCAAACCAACATTTATTCAATGTAGTCCTGACACTGTCAATACCATCCATAACCTTTAACTTAGGTGCAACTTGGAAGTCTATACCTAAACTAAATGCTAGGTCCTTTCTACTTTTACCAGTAGAAAATTCCCTTACCACTATATCGTGTGGGGCAATATGTGCACCATACCTATACTCTTTGTGGTTTAATAC